AACAACGACAACAAGTTTGGCGTTTGGTATGGCATGAACCACGAATCATGGTGCGCCATGTTTGTATCGTGGTGCTTTGACCAAGCCCATGCACTGCCTGCCCTTGAGAAGTTTGCTTACTGCCCAGCCCTAGAGTCATGGGCGCATAGCAAGGGCATGATTGTTCCTATTGCACAGGTACAGGCAGGGGATGTACTTCTCTTTGACTGGAACCACACAGGCGTAGCCGAACACACAGGTATTGCTACGGGTCCAATTGACCCGCACACCCATCTTCTGCCAACGATTGAAGGCAATACAGGCCCTGATCACATCGGGGTTAACCAGTCTAACGGTGATGGCGTTTATGCCAAGGTCCGTTATCCGGGTCTAGTCCGTGCTGTCATCCGCCCTAAGTGGACGGCGTAGTGGACGAAGATCTACCTGAGTACAGAATCTATCAACACGCTAGTTGCTACCGCTGCCAAGCCGTAGGTGCTGTACTCTATAGAGGCTGGGTCTTTTACTGCCCGGCTTGTCATAAACAAATGCTCAAGGAAGAAGGATAAATGAATCGATTCAATGTCTCTCCAAAGGTATGGACAGTCTTCTCAGTTTACGCCCATACATTTATTGGTGCTGTTACTGCCTGCTATATGCTAGGCAACCACACACCAAAGGCTCTCGTTGATGCCGGCATCGCAGCAATCTTGCCAGTCATCTTGCGTTGGGCTAACCCAGCAGACCAGTTCCCTGCTCCACAGGTATCACTTGCTACTGCTACTGCGGTAGTTAATACTCCTGCGGCTCCAGTAGTGGCAACACCTGCTACACCAGCACCTACCGCATAGCCTTTAAACGGCTTCTAAGGCCCCTCTGAGGCACGAAACCCCCCGACCTAGTATCTTTACTAGGGAAGGGGGTTCTTTTTTATTTGTCTATAATTTCGATTTGACTTTACCTGTACTGTACAGTAAGATCGTCCCTTGTGGGGGCGATCTTCTGCCTACCTTTACGTATATGCTGCCTCTGTCTGGTGGTAGTACCTCCCCAGAACCCTTGGATTTCTGGAATGGACACCGCAAAGGTGGCACATTCTATCTTTACCGTGCAATTAGCACAGGTCTTTTTAACTGCATCATCTACTTGTCCTTTTTCAACAAAGAATAATTCGACATCTAGTCCAGCACAGTTAGCACTGGCTCTCCAGTCTTCGCTCACAAATGCGTCCTATGACCGCACTTAGTACACTCAACCTTCCAGAAGTTTTCCTTAACAGTTACCACTATCCAGCGGTAATTCTTGCAGAAGAAGTAATGTTTTAATCGCTTCACTTATCCTCCAGTTGAGTAGAACCCGCCGGTCTTAAAGTGCACCGGTGTAGAGGACCATACCTTAGTCATAGACTCACCGCAACAGACAGGGACAGCATCATCTCCAAAGGATTTAGTTATCTCTTGTTGCCCACCGCAAACGGTGCAGCGATAGTCATATCTAGGCACAGTCCATTTCCTTGTCAATAGGGGTGGGAGCCGTGGTTACTGTTCCCGCATTCATAACAAGTCTGAGACAAGTCATACCAACCAGGTAACCTTGTCTCCTCATCCCACATAAGATTTACCTGAAATATCTTAGACCCACATATACAGGCAAAAGTAGGGATACCCCTAAGATCATTCGTCATCTAAGTCAGCCAACTCTTGTAAGCGATCTTCTTCTTGTTGCTTTTGAGCAGCCCAGAACATGTCATAGAATGCCTTGTCATAAGAAAAACGTTTCATATGTTGAACCGTTGCTCCTGTGTGTGCATAGAGTGGAACGTCTGCTTCTTTCATAAGGCGGAAAAAGTTAATGTCCTCTGATACGAACTGTTCGCCTACTCCAGTTTCATTAAAGAATGGAACAGAACCATACTTTTCACGCATTTTAGTTGCTGCATTACGATGCATAAACAAAAAGCCAAATCCAGCAGCGCCCACTTTGGCTAGTNCATTGACTGGTAATGGATGAACGTAAGCCAACTTATAAGGATCATCAGTAAAGTTAAACAAAGCAGGGAATGGAGTCATCAATGCCTGCTCATTTTCCTTAGATACAAAGTAAGTGCCTGTCACTACTGGCTTAGTCGTAGGGTCACACTCATTCCAGACTGCACTCAGAGCTTGTTCAGTAAGAACAATGTCACTATCTACCCAAAGAATCCAGTTAAAGTCTGTGTGATCGTACCAAAANTCAAAGGCATTCTGCCTTTGTCTGCCGATCTGATTGCCTTGTACTCGCATGGCAGATCTAATAGGCACATCAGATGTAAGTACTGAATAGATTAANCCTTCNGTAAACTTGCCATCAGTAGTGCCGTTNTCNCACCAACAAACAATNACNTNATCATTCTTCNNTGTCATCNACTGNCGNTTCTGTGCTCTGTTCNGTGGTGTCTTCGTCATGNTANGGTCTCCATCCTCCAATAGATTGAATCAATGATGTCATTGCACGTTGAACTTTCATACGCGCACCATCTAACGTAGTATCTAACTCCTCAGCAACTCTTGCCCAAGGTGCATCTGGATCGCTAAAACGTAGGCGTAGTATGTTTTGCTTGGCTTCGGATAGCCGGTAGTAACCCCGAGCAATATCTGAGCGCAATCCTAGCCAGTTCATGCCATCATTGATTTCACTTGACTTAGTTTGACTACCCAAGTCTTTAAGTTTAGATGGCATCTCATATGACTCAGCAATAATTGTAGGCAAAAAAACTTCAACTACTGCTGCGTTGTAGTAATACACGTCAGCAATATCGTAACCACCTTTACGTGCCTTTTCTTTTTCGCAATACTTTAAACACTGGTTGCGCAAAGACTTAGCAATAAGTTTGTCTCTGTCTTTTGATTCATGCGTTGACCACTCTTTAAACTTCTTAGGGTGTGACACAAACCACAGATACATCTCTTGTTGTAGATCATCTAGTTCAACCATAGGATATTTGCGTTTATAATCCGAGGCTATTCGAATCATCATGTCTTTATACTCTAGCCATTCATCAATGGAATATTTCATGGAAGATTAATGTCCCCATTAATGATAGGCACAGCATAAGGGGTTACCTTGCGGTCGTCTTCGACTAAGATACCTATCCCTTGGTGCCAGTTAGCGACACCGCTGGCTAAGTAAGTGGCTTGTTTCATATCCATAAGGTGTCCTACTTCTAAACCAAAGACACTTTTGTTCTTGCCATACAAACCTGTGGTCTCATGTTGCAGACCAAGTTTGTGCGTGTGACCACAGACTACAGACTTGCCAAGTTTCTTGGCTAGGCTTAGGGCTGTTGAACCCGGTACCTGCACTGCTCGGCCCTCGTCTCCATGAGCCATTACCCAGCCAGGTAACAACTCTTTGAACTTGTGCAGGTACTGGATGTCTAAAGAAGTATACCCCAGTAGTTCTTCAATCTCTAACGAGCGGAGACTGCCGAACGCTGGGGCATACTTACGGATGTAAGTCTGGATCCTATCGGTATGATTGGATCGCTGGATAATAAATGGCTTACCTTTACCGAGCGCCGCTCGAAAGTCAGCCATAATTTCGTGGGTTAAATCAATAGAGCTTTGTAGTGTTGGTGCAAATTCTCCTGCTAATCCTTTGTTCCAACGACTAGGTTCTGGTGCATCAAGTTCATCACCCACGCACCACAACTGGGTGGGTTTGTACTCCTTGATAAAGTCCACGACTGTCGTCAACGAATTTTTGTCGTGGTACGGAATCTGTAGGTCTGATAGGACTACTACTCTTTCCATTTGGCAAGCCTTCCCACTGTCCGCTTTGGACTAGTATGCCTATTATGGCATAGTTTGCTAAGTCAATGAAGGTATCTCTAAGACTTTCGTAGTTGGGCGTGTCGTTATTCGTGTCAACCAGGTGACTGAACCGTTGAAGTTTGTCAAACATTCTAACTCGTAGACCATTATAAGGTCCGCCTGGAGCGAGTGATATGTTAAGCGGACCGTAGTCTTGCTGCTTTTTAAGTAGGATTCCTTTGAGTTCTGCAAGGATGACATCGATCTCATTCTCCTTCATTGTCTAGTACTTCCTTTACTTGTAGTTCAAAGTTCTTCATAGACTCACGGACTTGTAGTTCTTTCCAGACGGTCTCGGCATGCCCCATAGGGGCAGCCACTAGCAGGGCTGCTAGTCCGATAAGGAGTTCTTGCCCTTCTTTAGGCTCGGTCTTGCTGACAAAATAAATATCATACAAAGCGCCAAGAAGATCCAGCGTCTTAGTTTCCGAAACATTGATCCCAATACTACCCTCCATGTGTTCAATGTGTTCCCATATACTTTCATCAAGCGGCAATACAATTTCTGATTCGCTCATCGATCCACTCTTTCCCTAGTTTAATGATGACGCTGTTTACGTCCTCACCTTCTGGCATTGTTATTACATTGGCATTAGGTAGTTCACGAACTATCTTCTTGCCAAACTCAGCACCTGCATTGTCCCCATCAGCAAGGACGATAACCATATCAAAGTCATCTAAGATTCTACTGTAATGTGGCTTCCAGTTATTAGCACCTGGTATACCTATCGTTGGATGTGGTGTCTTGACACCCATCATGATTGCATCAAACTCACCCTCAGTTACACAGATATATTTGCTTGCAGCAAAGCAAGCCTGAGTGTTAAACATTGTAGTCTTAGCACCCATCATACCCATGTACTTAGGCTCTTCATTGTGCATAGCACGAAACCTAATATCTACTACACCACTAGGTGTAACATAAGGAATAGCAACTCTGCCTAGAAATTGTTCATGACCCGGAAGAGGATCTACGACCACTCCCAAGTGAAACATTCGAGCCTCGTCTACCGAGATTTGCCTTGTTAATAGATACGCCTCGGCTTGGTCTATGTGCAGAGCGTACTGCTGGGTTGCCCGTAGTAGAAATTGTCGATGCGAATTCGATAGCCTCAATTAATGTACCGCCTCTCTCTTTAATTATTAGATCGTATGTATCACCTGCTACGCCACAACCAAAGCAGTTAAACCTGTTAATGTCATAGTTAACTGCAGCACTAGCGTTACTGTCATCGTGGAATGGACAGCGCATCTTGCGCCATCCACTGCCTCTAGCAGGAATAATAGCACCAATATGGTTTAGGTAATCTTCAATGCTGTGTTTGTCCAAGTGCTCTCCTTAATAAATCTACCCATACATGTCCGGGCATAGTGCAGTACCAATCAGCAGGGCTTCCCCTACCCTTCCTTTTGTGCCACACTACACCTGTCCATGCGTTATCGTTAGCCATCTCGACTAACAACTCTTCTGTCCAACCAGCCAAGTCCATCTTGGCATGGTTTTTAATCTCAATAGTAACACCAGGTATTCCACTAATGTCGCCTTTGTCTAACGTTGCACCAGCCAAACGTCTGTCTACATAAGGGAACCATTGCTTTAAGTATTTAACAATGTCCAGTTCGGCTTTGGATCCCTTTGCTTTGGCTGCAGTCACGCTAGTTCTTTCTCCATATCTAATTGATCTTGATGCTCAATAGTACATTTAGTACACACATAGATCTTGTACTCTAGGTACAAACGTTTGTGTAACTTCTTGTTAACTGCTGAGCACATGTTGCAACTGCTCATACAACCATCATCTCCTGATCATAATTACTATTGTAATCTCTGATCACATCTTCTAAGTACATAGAAGCTGGGTCAAATGATAATTGAACGTACGTATTGCCTGTTTGATCTGCCTTACCATAGCGATTCTTTACTGGTGCTATACATAAGTAATAGTCTAATCCAGTAGGCAGTGGCATCTGACCCACAGTTAATACCATTGCTGGTACCTGCGCTACCTTACCTTGCAAAGCAGATCGTGGTTGGCATGGGTAGCCTTGCGATCCTTCTTGCGTATGGTGCAGCACTAGCACAGCAGCATTGGTATCTCTTGCAAGATACTTTAACTCCTTCATGATCTGTCGCATAGCAGAAAACTCTTCATGTCCATCCATTGCAATGTCCATTAAGTTGTCTACTACTATAAGTGTGGGGCTTCTACCCCACATAGTTTCGAAGGCAGCCACTTCCTCATCAAGATCTTTAAGTGTAGGGCTAGGTTCAAACGACCAATACAAATGGTTGTTCTCTGCAAGGATAGACTCGGCAGTATCAGGGCTGGTTTTCATCATGATCTCTGCTTGTTGCTGCGTCATCTTACCTGTCATGGCTAGCAATCTCATAGCCATTGTATGTGCATTGGTATCGGCTGAGAAGTACAACGTTGGTTGCTTTAAGCGGGCTGCAATATGTAGTGCAACAGATGATTTACCAGCACCGGGTGTGCCAGCAATTACTGTAACCTCAGCACGGCGTATAACAATACCCGCCTTTTCAAAAGCCTGAAAGGGAGCCGGTAAAGGCTCCCCTCCAACTTCTGGTTTACGGATTGAACGTCGTAATGTTTTCATTACTTCATGCGCTCAGGTACGAACGTGTTCCATTCTGGGTTAGACTTATCAATGTAAATAGTCTTGCACTTAGATGGATCACCTTGCGCTGATGGACAGAAGTAACCTTTGTACACACCGCCCTGCTTGGATGCACCCTGAATGCTGGTCATCTTTCCATGTGGACATGTGCGCCCCCCACCAATTGGGGCTGGGCTAAAAGGTGGTGTATCTTGCTGGATAACTTGACCACCTAATGACTGGGCAATCAAGTTAGATGCCTGTGTTAATGGGGCAGCCTGTGTCCCACGTACTGCAGACTCAAGCTCAGTTACTGCTGAACTAATAGCAGCGAGTGCATTAGCCACAATACTGTCTAAGCCCTCGCCTGATTCAGCACGTACAGTAACAAGACTACCAACTGGTGTCTTGACTGTGATGCTGATAGGTGCTTCTGTGCTACTCATCATTCTCCTTTGGTTGTTGGAACCACGTACAATGCATGGTCAGTCCACACATCTTACAGTGATCGAAGTTAGGAAGGAATATGTTTTCCTTTCTAGCCTTGTCGAACATACGAACAAGCGTTTCGATCTTGCTGTCATCGTAGTCAGCAAGATCGAACGCATCAGACAACTCACCCTTACGAGCCATCCAATAGTATCCTTTAGTTGCATTGATACCATAGATCTTACGTAGCCCATAAGAATAAAACGCCAACTGCAATGCAGATGTAGGCGTAGTCTTGCCTGTCTTTAGATCGACAATAATATATTCACCAGTTGTAGTATCTAGCATTACACGATCAAGAAACATCTTGACAGTAATGTCATCAACAACTGGATTCATTTCAAGTTCAATGCCTAGTTCACCGGTATGTGTAATAGCCATTGTTAAGTGGGGGTTAGCCTGGCGCCAATCAATCCATCGTTCATAAAACTTGTAGCCATTAGTGAACCACCAGTCTTCATCTTCTGGATTGCGTCGAGGTGATGCTACTCGCCAGCCAGTCTTATCGCCTGCATATTCAGGGCGTTCTTTGGCAGTTTCATCCCACCATTTTTTCCACTCTGTTAATAGACTCATGGATTCATCCGATCATATTCTTCGGCTGCACGGTGCACTGCACTGCCACCATAGAACCACCATGCTGGTGTCTCTTGCAGTTTCTTTACACGGTTAAGATAGTAGAGCCAACCACATGATAGCCATGTAGTTAAGGCTGAGTAAGATATATGACTTGGTATTTCGTGGTCGTCAATAGAGACCATACAACTCTCCCTTGTTAAGGTCGAGAAGGTGGGAAAGGAGAGAGCCAAAACCCACCGTCTCAACGTTGATAGTGTACCACAAATAATGGGTAAACGGAGGACACATTATCTGTAGTGCTATCGGTTACTGATACGTAGGTCGTATCAGAATGTCGACAATATAGTTACCTAGGTTGTTCTCCTGGGCATAGTTATGCGCCATCTCTGGCGTATCAAATGGTCCATATACTGAGACGTCTACTAATGTAGTCAGCGCATGGGCTTGCTTAAGAATGTACATCATCGCCAAGTCCACAAGAACCGAAGGTAGTACTTCCAGAATAAGAAACTAATCTGGAAGTACTGGTCATGTGGGCTGTAGTACAACCCAATGTCAAAGCCCCTGCCACTGTTGTGGGCATAGTGCTGTATCCATGAAGGCTTTAATGATTTCATTCTAGTCCCCAACTTTCTGATACTACATCTGACTTCTTCATATGAGTGCCACCATAGTAGCAGTTGCAATCTACATACTGCGACTTGCAATCAAAGCAGTACATACACCAGTGGCATGTGTTCTCTAACTCGAGCATGCTTTCTTCATCTGATTCAGCAGCACAGTTAGGGCATTCCACTAATCCATTTTTGTTCTTGGCGAGCGGCTTACCTTTCTTGTCCGTTGGAAAAAAGTCAAGCTCTTTATCAGCAACCCAACCTCCTGT